TCGTCCAAATCAACCCATTTTTTGGCAACCTTTGGAACCGTGTTAATATAGTTTACAATATATTCGGCTTGAGCTCGTGTTGGATAAAACTTTTTATTATCAATTTGTTTTTGTCTCAAACGCATAATGTAATTGTTGGCACCTGAATAGGTTTCCAATAGGTCGAGAGCCTTCCTTTCCAAGACCGACACATTACTTATGTTCTCAACATTTTCCAATCTTGTAAAAGATAATAAAAAACAAAGTATTTATCAATATGGCTGAAAAATTAGTTCCAATTACAAGATTAGGTAAATTCTTTGGTGGAGAAGATTTCGATTTAGATATTTCTATGGGTCGTGAATGGCTTGGGGGTGATATGAATTTTACCATTGTATTATATAAAGTTGATAGAACCAAAACAGTTCAAGACGCAGTTTATGGTGAGGTATTACAAGATGGTATACAATTCTTACCACCCGTTTCTATCAATGCGTATGTTAGGATTGAAGAGGCTGCAGAACAATTTTTGGGACAAAGTAAAATTATTCAGAACGAGCCAGGTCTATTGAAATTTGCTGTTTATAAACAAGAACTTGCAGATTTACAAGTTAATATTGAGTTGGGCGATTATATTGGTTATTGGATTACAGAAACTCAAGCAAGATACTATTCAGTTATTGATGCTGGTATTCCTGACTACGACAATAAACACACATACGGTGGGTATAAAGGTTTTTATTATTCTTATACTGCAACACCTGTTAGTGAAAACGAATTTAGAGGAATATAATGAAACTTCTTATAACCGAATCACAATTCGATAATTTATTTTTAGGTAAAAAAGTAATGGTGTATTACAACCTACACAAACATACTTTTTCTGTATCATATGACAATAAAGTTATTATGCATGCCGATTATGTTAAATTAGGTGATGTTGAGTTTAGAGTTAGAAAAGGTGGTAAAGAAAAAGTTCGTTCTGAAAAAACAAAAAATGTACACGCATTTGTGATTGGAACATTGTTGGAGTATTGTGAATACCCTTGTTATAATATTCCAAATCCACCATTAGATAAAATTGTTACTTATAACCCATACAAATACGATTCATTTGTTTATAAAAATAATGAAGAACCTGTTTATCATGCAAACGAAGTTGATATGATAAATTCACAAAATAAACTATTTGTAGTTAAAGAATAATGGCGTATCCTAAAAAAGTTATACCAACAATAAATCTTACACCTGAAAAAATACTTTTTCAGAGAAGAGAACAATTGCTTAGTTATATAACTGAGGACGGAACTTTTTTACCAAAACAATTATTACACCCCGAATTAGATAGGGGGTTTTTAGATTTTGTAAAAGAAGATTTAAAAACTGTTGTATCAGGTAAAATTGTCCCAATGGTTGACCTTATCATAACAACACAAAACTGGGCTCAGTTTACCGAAACTTGGGATGTCCAAGATTTAAATGGAAACCCAACCTTACCATTTATTACTGTTGTCCGTCAACCTGAAGTAAAGTACGGTAGTAATCCAGCATTACTTTGGAATATTCCTAATAGAAAAGAATTTTATTACGCCGCGGTTCCAACTTGGAACGGAAACATTAAGGGTATGGATATCTATAAAATTCCACAACCTGTACCTGTTGATATCACATATAACGTTAAAATTGTGTGTAACAGAATGAGAGAGTTGAATGAGTTTAATAAAAATGTAATTCAAACATTTGCTTCTCGTCAAGCTTATAGACAAATTGAAGGTCATTTTATTCCTATCATAATGAATAATATTTCAGATGAGTCTGTTGTTGAAATTCAAAAAAGAAGATTTTATATTCAAAATTACGAATTTACAATGTTAGGGTTTTTATTGGACCCTGATGAGTTTGAAGTTGCACCTGCAGTATCAAGAGTGTTTAATTCTTTTGAGGTAGTTGCTGGTGTTAATGGACGTAAAAGAAAAAGGTATCCTGAAAACCCATCAACTTTTGAATATGTTTTAAATTTTTCTTCAACTGAAACTTCTAAAGATATTATTGCTGATTATACTGGAAATTTTACATTAGTGAGTAATAACAACATACCCAATGATGGTGGTTATGAAGTTTATATCAGACCACAAGGTTCGGTTGATTTTGATTTTTACGGAACAGATGTTTCGTTAATACAAGTAAATACAAATGACACTTTGAGATTTGTAATTACAAAAGAAACTTCAGGTGAGGTTGCGTCTTTAACATATAGAGTTGTTTTAGAACCACCTGCGGTTCCATTCATTTAATCTTCACCATAGATATCTTTTTTTTCGGAACATTTTTCTTTAATTAAATTTTCAAGAAACTTGTACATCTTGATACCCCGTTTATCACAGTATGTTTTAAGAATAGTGTGTGAATCTATTGATATCTTAAGATTTTTAATTTTCTTTTCCATAGGTAGAATAAAGGCAGAAAATAATCTGCCCATTTTATAAATAGATATTAGAAAGTAAAGTTTTTCTAAAAATACTGAATATTTATGTTATAAATAAATCATGAAGAATATTAAATAAAATGGCAGTAGCAAATAAAGTTTTCGTTTCTCCAGGTGTTTACACATCAGAATATGACTTAAGTTTTGTAGCTCAAAGTGTTGGTGTAACAACTTTGGGTGTTGTGGGTGAGACACAAACAGGTCCAGCATTTGAACCTATTTTTATCACAAACTACAGTGACTTTGAATCTTATTTTGGTGGTACTATCCCTGAAAAATTCACAAATACACAAATTCCAAAGTACGAATTGGCGTACATTGCTAAATCTTATCTACAACAATCTAACCAATTGTTCGTTACAAGAGTTTTGGGTCTATCGGGTTACGATGCGGGTCCATCTTGGACTTTAACAACAATCGCAAATGTCGATGGTTCAACTGTTGGATTGAATGGTACTGAAACACCATTCACAGTAAACTTTACTGGAACAACAGGTTCAACCACAATGGGATTCTTAACATCATTCCCAACTAATATCCAAAACAATTTGGATACACCATTTACTCAGTTTGATGGTAGTACAAGTACTTTGAGAACACAAATAAATGCTCAACTATATGCAATATTACTTAATAACTCTCTTTCTGGTACATCAGCTTATTACTTTGGTACCATTGCAACTGATGACTATAACAACATATCTCCAACATATACCGCAGAAACTAACGTTTATCAAGTTTCAGGTTTAAGTGAAAGTGTTGCTGATTACACAGCTTCAGTAGATGATACTTGGTATTATGCAAACTTTAATATTTCTTCAGGTGATAACTATACAGGATATTCTTGGTATAGTGTAGTTACATCATTAACTGGTTCGTCAGGAACATATTCAGGTACAGTTTCAGGAACAGTTTTTAATTACACAGGTACCGCATACACACAATATAATAATCTGGTTGCTGCAACACTCCGTTCAAGAGGTATTGCAAATTATGTAAATGATAATGGACCTGTTTATACAGTATCAGGTTTAACAAGTGTTGTTGTTGATGATTCAGGAACTTACTCAGCAATTACTCAAAACCCATTTGCAAGTTTTGCGATTTCAGGTCAAACCGCAGCTGGAGATAATTTTAGTTTCCAAACATCTCTTAGTCAGACTGACGCGAACTATGTTTCAAAAGTATTTGGTCAATCTAATTTTGGTAAAATAAGAGCTGAAGTTCCGTTATTTGTTGAAGAAACTTTCCCGAACTTATTAAACTACGCATACAACAAAGGTTATATTAGAGGTTTAAATAATAGTTTAATTGCATTACCTGGTTTAAGATATGCGAGTACGACTGACACAATTGCTGATTACTTAGTTAAATACCAAGCGGCTGAATCACCTTGGGTTGTTTCACAATTACGTGGTAGTTCAGTTCAGAGATTATTTAAAATTATTTCAGTTTGTGATGGTGATTCGGCGAACGCACAAATTAAGATTTCTATTGCAAACATATCATACACTAACGGTTCATTTGATTTGTTAGTTCGTGATTTCTTTGATACCGATTCAAATCCTGTGGTAATAGAAAAATTTACCAACTGTACTTTAGACCCAGCAAACAATAGTTATGTTGCGGTTAAGGTTGGTACAAGTAATGGTGAATACGCTTTGACTTCTAAATACATCATGTTAGAAATGAATGAAGATGCTAACCCTGATTCATTACCATGTGGTTTTGAAGGATTTGAAATTAGAGAATACGCAACAGCTACACCTCCATTCCCAGTATATAAAACATCTTATAACTACCCTGGTGAAGTTATTTATAACCCACCATTTGGTAACACTGCTGGACAAGACAATACTACTCAAAGTGCTGGAGATAGAACAAGAACATCTTACTTAGGTATTTCTTCTCAAGTAGGTTATGACCCTGACTTCTACATGTTTAAAGGTGTTCAAAAACCAACTAACCTTTGTATTGAAGACCCTGCAGAACCTTGGGCTTACAAGACTAAAGGTTTCCACATGGATTCAGGAGCAACAGTTGTATCAATTGTTGTTGGACCAACATCAGGTACACCAGCGTTCTTTGTGGGTGATGCGTCATTCCAAACTGACCCTGAAAGTCCAACAAATCCATATTACACAATTCAATCAAGAAAATTCACTTTCTTAGTACAAAAAGGATTTGATGGTTGGAACATATACAACGAAAGTAGAACAAATACTGACAGATTCCAATTAGGTGGTGCTGGATATCAAAAAGGAGCATGTGCAACAACAAGATATCCAAATGCAACTGGTTGGGGAGCGTTTAAACCAATAGTTCTTGGCGAATTTACGGATTATGCTAATACTGATTACTACGCATACTTGTTAGGTATTAATACATTTGCAAATCCTGAAGCAACAACTATTAACGTGTTTGCAACTCCAGGTATTGATTATGTTAATAACTCAAACTTAGTTGAAGATGCGATTTCAATGGTTACATTTGACAGAGCGGATTCTATCTACATTTGTACAACACCTGATTGTAATGTTTACATACCAACACAAACAGATAATTTCATTTATCCAACTGAGGCTGTTGACAACTTGGTTAATACCGGTATTGACTCTAACTACACAGCAACTTACTACCCTTGGATTTTGGTTAGAGACACTGTTAACAACACACAAATTTACATCCCACCAACAAATGAGGTATGTAGAAACTTAGCATTGACTGACAACGTATCTTTCCCATGGTTCGCAACTGCGGGTTACACAAGAGGTTTGGTAAATGCGGTTAAGGCTCGTAAGAAACTTACTCAGTCTGATAGAGATACTTTGTATCAAGGTAGAATTAACCCTATTGCAACTTTCTCTGATGTTGGAACTGTAATTTGGGGTAATAAAACTTTACAAATTTCGGACACAGCACTTAACAGAATTAACGTAAGAAGATTGTTGTTACAAGCTCGTAAGTTAATTTCAGCGGTGGCTGTTAGATTGTTGTTTGAACAAAACGACTCAAGAGTTAGACAAGATTTCTTAGATGCTGTGAATCCTATTTTGGATGCAATTAGAAGAGACAGAGGTCTTTACGACTTTAGAGTAACAGTTAGTAACAACCCTGAAGATTTAGATAAAAACCAAATGGTTGGTAAGATTTACTTGAAACCAACAAAAGCTTTGGAATTTATTGATATCGAATTCTTCATCACTCCAACAGGAGCATCGTTTGAAAATATTTAATACTAATGTTGAAAAACAAAAAAAATATCCCAGTGTCATCATTACTTGAAGGTTTTGATGACGCTGGTTCGCCAGATTTAAAATATTATGCATTTGATTGGGACGACAA